TTTTACTTGCTTCTATGAAAATAACACGAAGATCGGATTCTTTAATTGATTCACCAGTATCCTCATTTTCACCTTCATCTAAGCAATATTCAATCATTGAATTAATTGCATCTATTCGTTGTGTTGCAAATACATTGGACACACCAGAGTTTATTTTAGGGTCAACTTTAATAGGGGCACCTCCAAATTGGCCACCTCCGATTAGTCTATAAAATACATTATCCGGTAATACTGCTTCGTTTAAAAAGTCATTGAATGATTGAAAATTTTTCATATTTTATGTTATGTTTAATTGCTTAACAAGTTTATCTAATGCAATTATGTATTTTGCATGAGCTCCTGTTGTATAAGATTCCTTTGTCATTGAATCCAATGATTCACCAGTTTTCCCTAAATTTTTATCATGATGATATACAACAGATGAAGGTACTAAAATGTGTTTAATTTTTCGTAATTCCAATTCATTTGCTAAAATATTATCGGAAAACCAAAAGTCTACATCTTCATTTAATTGGCCTAATAATTCATATATTGATCTTTTTTGAAATATACACCAGCCTGCAAGTTCCACTCTAACTCTATATCCTTCATATACATTATTTATATGACTATCATTTGGTCCTAATACGGATGGTTCCCACGGACAAGCAGATAATGCTGTTGGATTTTGATTAAATGCTTTAATTATATTAGATGCCCAATTTTTTTCAAATGTTAAATCAGAATTACAAAGTACTACATAAGTAGAATTTCCTGCTTTAATACCTATATTCAAATATCTATGATATCCAAAAGGAACTGATGGATGGATGACTTCAATTGAATGCCTGTTATTATTATACTGCTCATAATTTTCATTAAGATTAGATTCAATTAATTTAACATGAAATGAAATTGAATCATTTTCGGATTGAAAAAGAGAATCTAAACAATCATTGGTTACTTGTAAAAGCTCTTTATTTTTTGCAAAAGAAACAATTACTATGTCTATATTTGTTAGTTGCATATTTAATATGTTTAAAATTGTTCACAAAAGTCTAATGCTGATTTAATAGTGTCAACCATATCAAAATACTTATATTCACCTAATCGACCTTTAAAAAAAATATTTTTTTCATTGTTTGATAGTTCTTTATATTTCTGATATATATCATTGTTAATCATATCATTACAGCCCAATGTTTCCATTTTAATAAAGATTCCTTACTATAATCAGTATTCTTAACATTTAAAATTTTTGTTTTTGAGCTTAATAAAAAATTATAAGAATATAATCCAATGGACATAGAAGGATCTGTCGTTAATGCTATTTTTTCAGGGGATCTATCTTTTAAATTTTCAGTGATTAAATTTTTAAAATTAGAACCAACTTTACATGTGTCATGTATTAAGAACCAATAATCAGACACTAGTTCATTTTCGACAATATCAATTAGCGGTGAATATTCAAATGAATTATGAGTTAACCAATGATATATAACATTGTCTTTAATTGTTGTATGTGCAGTAGTCGCACCCGCTATAAAAACATGAATATCCTCATCATTAATATTAACATTTTTTAAACTTAGTAATATGATGGGTAATGTTTTTTATAAAAATTTATATTACTTGCAATTGCAATTTTGATGGTTTTCATATTTTTAAGTTGTTTTTATACCTGGATATAATTCATCCAATTTATTTCTATATTTTGAATAGTTTCCCCATGCCGCACCTAGTTGTTTAAGTGTATGAGAATGATGATCCAATGAAGATGTATTTTTTATTTTTTCAATATCATCAATTCGCGATTCGCTACTATCAATTAGAATTGTGTAATTTTGCATACCCCATTTTAACATTCTTGCACAATAATCTTCAACATAACAATGAAACTCGTCAAAATTTTTATCATCAAATCTAAGACAGTCTATATTTTTTACAACAATAAAACAACAGTCAGCGGTAATTATTTTTTTAATTTCATTACTATTTGACCATTCATAAACTTTTATAACCGAATTATTAGGATGTTCTGATACTCCTACCATTCCTAATGCACCAAAATTATAATGCAGTTGTTCCATTGTTTGTTCAATACATCTTAATAAATTCGGAGGAAATGTTACATCCTGATGAGTTAAAATTAAATAAGGAGTTGAACATTTATCTAAAATTTCATTATAATTAGCAGCAGGACATTTTTCAGAAGTAGTTGTTATAATATCAAATTCTCCTTGTAATTGAGATAAAGAAACTCCTAAATATTTATCAAAAACTTCTTTATCATGATTAATATAACCAACCGAAAATTTTTTCATAATTTTGTAATCTCAATAATGATATCATCCCATCTATTTTTTGATGCAATCATATCAAATAATTTAACATCATATTTTGTTTTATCAATTGAATTAATGATAGTCTCAGCAAAACCCAAATTATCAATATCTTCTATGATTAATTTTCCACCTTTTTTAATTTTAGAAACCCATTTTTCAGCAGCATATAATTGTGAACTTAATGAATGAGGACCATCGTCAATAATATAATCAAAATAGTTATCTTCATATAGGTCCAATGTTTCTTGATGATATGCATCCCCAAATTTTACATTAAGATTATTATATACATGAGACTTATTAAATTCAATACCTTGTACTTTTGAGTTAATAAAAAAATCTCTCCATAATTGCAATGAATATCCATATTGAATACCTATTTCCAAAATATTAAGTTTGGACTTTTGTTTTTTTGAAAATTCTTGTGTATAATAATTTTCAATATAGCTATGAGCAGTTCCTTTATCACTTTTAGGACCTGGTAAATTTGTAAAAAATTCTAATAATTCCATTTTTAGTTTAATTTTAATTTTATATATGTTTGATTTAAAATTGGTCCATAAATACCTAATATACGTTCAATATCATGACCTATTAGACCTTTTGTTTGATGAGTTGGTTCTATTTCTAAAATAGCCTTATATAATTTATCAAAATTAAATAATTCATATAATTTTTTATATAAGACATTTTACACGCAAACATTGTACCACCAAAAATCCATATTCCGTAAAAAAAAAACATTCGTCTTCTTTTGCTAATGTGTTTAATTTATTAAGATTCTCATTTATATAAAATCCTTCATTAATGGTTACATATAAATCCGCTAATTTTTCAGTAATAATCGGTCTCAATATTCAAAAACTCATCAATTAAATCAGTATAATGCAAATGTAATATGATACAATTTTTAGATGTTTGCATGAAATTTTATAACTTTTTGATTAAACTTTTCAAAATATTCTTTTATATCTTTTTTATTCATTGAGAATGTTTGTATATCACCAGATTCACAACTTATCCAAATCTCGGTTTCATCAGGCATTATGCCATATTGTGAGAACATTCCTATTGAATACGCAGCAGTTTGCATTTTATAATCTTCAATTTTAAGTTCTTCTTTTGGTTTTGTTGAAGATTTAAAATCAATTATTTTTTTCTTTTTGTCTTTTCCTTTAATTGCCAAATCCAGTCTACCTGCATAACCGCCACTAATAAATGACCATACAGGAACCTCTTGAAATAAAACCGAATCAATTCTATCATAAAAATCTGAATTATTTAAAAATTGCATAAAAAGATTTTTACCACAAGTATATTCGGCTTCAGTAAAATCAGGACAATCAAGTTTTGCATTTACCATTGCATATTGTAATGGTTTTTCTACCATTTTAATATATATCGCATCAATGTAATGTTCATGTAAAGCATGCATAAATGTACCTCTATTTGCACCAAACACTGCTTTAACAGGTCCTACTTTTTTTGCCCATTCAATAAAAAAATCTTTATCTTTGCTATCAGCACCAAGTACTGTTGTTACAGATGGTAATGCGATATTTTTTTCTTCATTAACAATATAATATCGTCCTCCGTTTATTGTAGCCGTTCTCAAAATATGCTAAGTATAAAATCAAAACATGAAAAATTAAATGAATTATAAATGATCTGATTCGTAACATAAACAAATCCTGACGTAAATGCAATGTTCCAAATCCACGAAAATAATTTTGATAAACTTAAAGATTCAGATGAGGATGCTAAAATAACAAGATATGCCGATTCATTTTCAATACGTTTAATAGAGGGAAACATTAAATCACTTAATTGTCTATTAATTAAAAGATCATCTATATCTCTAAGTTGTTCAACCACCCATGGCCAAACCATGTCTTGTTTATCATAAGGGGTTAATTCTTCTGGTATATTGATTACTGTATAAAGTCTCCCGATATTATCTTTACGAATTTCATATCTAAACGATGCAATTTTTTCAATAGTTTCTTGTTCTTTTAATGCAGACCTAACAATAAACCACTGTCTAATGTCATCAACTAATTCAGCAGGCCATTGCCATATATTAAACCATCCCATACGTTTTGCTTTTAATTTTGATAAAAACATAGAAGGTAATGTAGCGATTACTTTCTTATTCTTTTTATTAAGATTTGAAATATTTGTTTTAAGCTTCTTGATTTTTTGATTTTTCTTAATCATAGCCTTATTAGCTTTCATAACCGTTTATTTGATTATATGAGCGGAATGCCATAAAGTTTCACATATTTAGCTGATAACATATTTTTACCTCTAAAAATTCTATTCTTTACTGTTTGTAATGGTATAGAATATTCAGTTGCAATATCCTCATATTTTTTGTCATCCCAAAATTTACGTTTAAGAACATCTTTATATTCTATTGGAAGAGTTTCTAATAAATCAACCAAATCTGAGTTCTGTTTTGAAATCTGAATGATATCTTCCGATAAAATCATGTTATCTTTATACTCATCCAATGAATGAAATTCTATCTTTGATGTTAAATCCATTTCTGCGGAATTTTCAAAATAACTCATAGGGGTTGTCTTTGATGAATTTTTAGCTCTTAACAATCCACATGCATGTGTATATGCAATTCTATAAATCCATGTTGAAATATTCCAATTTGGATCATACATATCAATATGTGTATAAACTTTACACATTGTTTCATTAAATACTTGATTAGTGTCATCCACATCATTTACAATCTTATAAATATAATTTATCAATCCGGGCTTTACTCGTTTATAAAGTCTGTTATAGATTTTTTCGGACTTAGTATCTTTATAAATAATACCTAAATTCTTAATTGAAGCTGATTCTACATTAAATTCCATTTTGTTTATAGTTTATAAAAAATTAATAAATAAGTTAAATTACATCATTAGAACATCTTCTATTATAGTGTTATAATGATATACAAATATAACTAAAAAAAATGAAATCATGCTATATTGATTTCATTTTTAATAATGTTTAACTATAATTAGCTACCATAACCTGGCATAACTTTTACTTTTACCGTTACAGCATTTAATGCTGCAATAAAATCTTGTGTCATTGAATCTTTTAAATGACTATTAAGCTCTTTTGTAGTCAAACCACCATTTTCTTTAACAGTTTCTTTATTATTTTTATTATCTAATATGTCTAATAAACCTGATTTTGGATTAACAGTCGGTGTCTTTTGTGTAGATGTAGAAGTTGTAGAAGTTTCTTTAACAGCAGCAGCAACATTTTCACTTCCTTGTTTTGTTTGTTGTGCCAAGTTTTTCAGTTCATTAGACAATGATTCAAATGCTTTATTAATTCCACCTTCAACTGCTCTTGCCATTGCTTCTGGATTTTTTGCAATAACTGCTAATGATTTCATTAAACTATCTGTTAATGTAAGTTTTTTCAAATCCATTCCATTAATAGCATCTTTTGTTAATTTCATTGACTGAGCAATAACTTTTGAATTTTTAGCAACAGATATAATACCCTTATCACTTGCAGATATTTTTGTGATATTATTAGTAAACACATTCATATAAGCAAGACTCCTATTAACATTAGGATTAGTCTTATCATTGAACACTTTTATTATGTTCATAAGAAGAGAATTTATAGAAGTACCAATAGTTTCGCCATTTTTAACAGTTGACCAGTTATTTGCAATTTTGACAGTTTCACCAATCATTGCATTAACTTTTGGCATTATAAGTACAGCAAGTTCAATATCATTTTCATATTTAGAAACTAATTTACCAACTCTAATCATTCCTATAGTAAATGTGCTTAACAGTGTACTTATAGTATAAGCAACTTTTTGTAATGACGTTGGATTAAAAGGAGTAGATCCAGTTGGAACAATCTTGCCATTAACAACTGTATTAGTTACAAATTGTCCACTTGCAAATGACGATACAGTTTTTGCAATTGATGAGATAATATTAGCAATTCCTGTAACTGCATTTACACCTTTTGTAATTGAGCCATCAGACCAACCCCATCCATCATCATCACTACCAATTTTTCTAAATGTTGATGCTAATGCAGCAATCACAATTCCCATGTTATCGGTTGCTAATTTTGTATCTCCTATAGGAGTTATTTTCTTAGGTACAAGTTTTGCATTTTTTGTACCACCTCCTATTATTTCATATTCTGTATATGTCATATTGGACCAAGCAGCAATACCAGCAGCCAATGATGATAAAGTATTACCAACACTCGCAAATGCATTTACTCCTCGTGTAATATGACCACTTCCAAAACCCCAATCATCATCTTCTCTACCAACTTTAGCAAATGGTGATGTTAATGCAGCAATAACGGTTGTGATATTTGATATTGCACCATCAATATTAATTGGTTTAAATCCTTTTGGTACAAGTTTTGCTTTTTTTGTACCTGCATTAACAACTTCAAATTCAAGAAATGTCATATTTCCCCATGCATTAATGCCTTGTGCTAATGAGCTTAATGTATCACCAATACCTGCTAATGCGCTTATACCTTTTGAAACAAAATTTCCACCAAATACAAAGTCAACTACACTATCACCTGTAGCCATACCCATCTCAGCCTTTCCAACAGCAGCAAACGGAGCAGCCATTGCGGTAATGACTTTACTCATTCCATTAGCAGCATTTGAAAAATCAGAATCGGTAAGCTTTCTTCTACTCTTTATAACAAGCTGGGCTTTTGTTGTACCTGGATTTATAACTTGCCATTCATTAACTTCTAAATTTGCCCATGATTGAACACCCTGTGCTAATGATGAAAGAACATTACCTACACCTGAAAGTGATGCAATTCCTATAGCTAGTGTAAGCGGATTAATATCAATACCAAGTTCTTTTTGTTTTTTCTTATCAGATATAATGGAGAATGCTGATATTACTAATGCAATAGCACCTTCTAAATTTTCACCATCTTCAATAGAAAATCCAGATTTTTTAAAATCTGAAAATGATGATGTTATTCTTTGTAACGCAAGTCCAGCTAATCCCATTGCAACCGAACCAGCTGTTATAGGTATTGATAAAAATCCGAATTTTGCAAACTTAGTGGCAGTTGATTCTAATGCAGAAACAAGATCTTCTGAGTTATCTTTTGTAAATCCAGATTTAGCAAATATTTCTAAACCCGTACTTATTGACATTAGAGCAACACCAGCCAATCCCATTGCAACCGCACCTGATGCAATTAACAATGCACCTGCACCAGCAGCCGCCATCGCAACACCGAGACCAACAACTGATAATCCTAACACAATTGCATTATCTTCAGTAAATCCAGATTTAGCAAACATTTCTAAACCCGTACTTATTGACATTAGTGCAACACCAGCAACTATCATTGCAGCCGAGCCAAGAGCAATGAATACAGGCACCGGACCGGCTCCAGCAGCCGTCATAGCAACACCTAGACCAACGACAGATAATCCTAATAGAATTGCATCATCTTTTGTTAGACCTGATTTGGCAAACATTTCTAAACCCTTACTTATTACAATTAATGCTACACCCGCAATTGTCATTGCCAATGAGCCTAAGATAATTTGTGATGCACGCTTACCAGCATAATACATCATAACAGCTAATCCGATAATAACACCAGTTGCTACTGCTAATGATGCCGGATTAATTGTCACTAATCCTAAAATATAAAGTCCTATTGAAATAACAATTAAAGCACCACCAACCCATAACATAGCTTTGGCACCTTTTGTAATTTCTTTATCAAAAATTCCTATCATTCCAAATAATACGGATGCACCTGCTATAATGGCTAATGAAATTAATATACTTTTTTGTGGAATCATGTTCATAATCACTGTTGATACTACAAGAGAAGTGGATATTAACAATAAACCCAATGCAATCCAACCAGCAGATTTAGTAAAATTCTTAGATTTCGATGAATCTGGAAAAAATTTTATTATTAATAACATAGCAGCAGCAGTTAATACTAATATACCAACAGATGCTAAAACATTCAAATTACCTATTGTTTTGAACATATATGAGATTGCTACTATAACAGATCCAAATATTAATAGTCCTTTTGCCATTTTTTTTAAAGAATCTATTCCATCATTAATTTCCTTTTCAAACTTACCTATTCCAAATATAACAGCAGATAAAAATAAAAGGGAAAATGTTAAAGTTATAATAGGCAGCATTGATGCAAATACTATCCAACTAGCAATAGCAATTTCAATACCAAATAATAAAAGAGCCAATCCTATATTTTTTAATTTTTCTTCTGATTCTGGTGTAACAGATTTATTAAATACAGATATACCAAGGGCAATTGCTGCAATTGCAAGTCCAAATATAACAGACGAAATTAGCATTGAACTCATTAAGGGCAATGAAATTGCTAATTTTGTCATAACACTGAGTAAACTTTTTAAATCTATTGATAATTTTGGAAGCTTTTCTATATCATTAGCATGTTTACCTATAATTAGGAACATTATTTTAATAGATGATCCTATTACAACTGCACCTAATAAAACTGGCACTGCTAGAATTGCAATAAGAGACATACCCAACGCATACATTATAACACTTTTACCAATTCCTGTTAATAATTCAATTTGTGTTGTTTGTTCGGGTGTTATGTTTGATAATGTTTTAGTTAATATCATTATAGATTTACCAAACACATATGCACCTATTAACATTGCAGGCGCTAACAAAAAAGTTATTACTAGACCAATAACAAATGATAATATTTTTCCACCTATGGTTTTTAAAAATTCTAAAGCCTCTTTATTTTTCTCGTCTTCATAAATATTTTTTATGCCTTCTATTAACCATTTCAATGATGCAGTAAATATTTTTGTAGCAATCCACATTCGAACTATATGTTTTGTCATATAAACTAAACTTTCAACGAAATCTACAAGAGACTGTGAAATTTTTCTAAACATCCATATAGCAGGACTTGCTAAAATTAAAATGGGTGTTATTGCTATAAACATTAATACTAATTGAGAAATTGCTATACCTATGCCATTTATCGTTTTATGAACATCCTTCATATTATTAAATTTAGTAACTAAATTTATAATAGAAATAAAAATAGTTTCAACATCTTTAACACGTTTTGGTGTAATATTATTAAGCGAATTAATTAATCTCGTTATAGAATCAATAAATGGAGAATTATCATTCTCCATTTTTATATTTTTTTTAGTTTTAATATTTAGCTCATGTGCTATTGTTGTAAGTAAACCTGTGTGTTTTATAAGCTCTTGTGTAGTTGGATCATACAATTCTTTTACATTTAATTTTTCTTTACTACGATCATTAAGCTTTTGTGCAATTGAAATAAGTACACCTGTTTGTTTTTTAAGCTCTAATTGAATACTATTTTTTAAAGTATCTTGTATTGAAGTGATTACAACTGATGTGTTATATTGTATATCTTCTATAGACACTAACATAGTTTCCATCTTTTTAAAGATGGAAACTACACTAGAATTATCAATTTGTCTAGGACTATTAGGCATTCATATTATCTTATTTTAAAATTTAGGCATTGATGGAAAATTCATTTTTGGCATTCCTTGTTTTGCTTTTCTCATCATTGAATCTACATTCATATCTTGACCGCCATTTGGAGTCTGTCCATTCTCTGCTTCTTGCTTTTCTTTTAGAATTTCTGTTAAATCTTCAACCATATACTCATATTCATAATATGACATATTCTCAATTTCTGTTGGTTGAACATGAAAATGATATTGAAGATAAGACCGAGTCTTAAAGTAATTCCGAATCGATATTTGAAATAACGAAAAGAGACTTGATTCCTCCGGGAAATGATATAGGAGTGGTCACCTCAGCACCACACTTTTCACAAGACATTGTAAGTTCTTCTTTGACACCAATTCTGCACATATCAACTAAAGTATACATTGTTTGATATTTAGTTGTATTCCATGACATAAATTCCATTTCCAAATTCTTAATAACAGAATCATTTAGACCTCTCCAATCAGTAATCATATAAGGAAGAACTTTTACAAATGCTTGGTCAATTTTCTTTCCTTCATTATTAGATTTTTGAATCCATTTTGTAACTTCTTGCATAATACCAATTGATGGTGGAGCAATTGAAATAACACCCGATGATTTTGTTTGAACGTCAAAATTACGAGTCTCTTCATTAAAGTACTTAAGTATATTATCCTTTAATATAGTACGGTCAAATGAATCAGATTTAATGATTAATGAATTTTCATGATCACATTCTTTACATTTGGGAGAAAGTTTTAATTGATTTTCACCATTAACAAATGTAAGGTCTCTAATTGATAAAATGATATGAATACGATCTTCTTCTTTAAGATCTTTAAATGATACCATTTTTCCAGGTTGTCTCATCATAAAACAACTTTTTATAATATTGGTTAGTGCTTCATCTACCGAAAATGGATCTTGCTCATTAATTGTCGAAAATTGTCTAATTTCTCTAACATCAGCAGGTCTTATAAAAAATCGAGTATCTTCTTTATAAAAAAGTCCACCTGATGGAAAATTATCAGAATAAATTTCTAAGTAACCTGGTAATACATTTGTAGTATTATCTGTACTTACATTAATATTTCCTAACGAAGTTGGTTTAGTTTTGGTTGATAATGGTTGTTCATTAAAGTTAACATTAATATTATCTGTAGTTTCCAATGAATCTAATGCAGCATCATAATTTTGTTTTGACATAATTTATAGCTTTTTTAAGTAGTTTTTATTTTATATATCTTAAGTATGTTTAAGTGCTTTCTTTAAAATAATTAAATCATTTTTATACATTTCCAATGGTATTAATTTTTTAATTTCTTCTAATTCAGTTCTATTATTATTAATTTGTTTTAATAAGTCTTCATATTTTTCTTTTGTAAGATTATATATTGGCATTTGAAGTAAATAATCAAATGAATCATCTATCTTATCAAATTTTAAAATAGTTAGGTTTTCAATAATAATGTCCTTTGCTATATTATTAATGACTAGTTTTTTGTCAATAATTAGTTTAATAAATTTTGCTTTATTACTTAATAATATGTAATTTTCATTAATATGGTGTAATAATAAAGATTTACGTTTATCATAAAATGTGATTCTAAAATTAACAAAGTATTTAATTATATCTTCAACCGATTCAAAAATAATTAGTTTGCCATTTTCATCAAGACATGTTAAATTTTCAGTTTCATTTTCAATTAATTTAAAAGTAGATTCTACCTTATTTTTTTTAATTAAATCTGCTAAAACGGCTCGTTGCATTTTAATAGTATAACTTATACCATCTTTATTTGAATTATCATCATATAATTGAATTATGCCCTTGTCTTGTAAATTTGATAGATGTGCTTCATATTTTGCAAAAGTCATACTAACAGGTAATTCCGAAATAATTATTGTAGTTGTATCTTTTACTTTATATATACCTTTTATTGAAAAAGATTTTTTATTTTCTTGGGATTGTTCAACCATACCTTTAAATGTATGCCAAAATGGAGTTGGTGCATTAAAAGGTTTAGCTTCTGTATATTTTAAACAAGCATCAATTAATTCTATTGGATGTCTATTTAGAATATTAGTAGCAAATCCAACGGCAACACCAGATCCTCCGTTTAATAAAACAGTTGGTATAATTGGCAAAAAATATAGGGGTTCTATTTCATATCCTTCTTCGAATTTAGGAGTAGTTAAATCAAAATCTTTATATAATAATCTAAAATTATCATTTAATTTTGTTGATATATAACGTGCTGCACCTGCTTCAGGGGACCTTAATTTACCAAATTGACCAATATCATCAAGTAATTGAATTGAATTTTTAAATGATTGAGCCATACCAATAATAGTGCCATTTAAAGAAGCATCTCCGGAATGATACATTGCATCAGCAGCAACTCTCCCACCAAATTGAAAAACCTTTAATGGTTTATCTTTTGTATTTTTCCATACTTTATTTGCAATGAAAATAATTTTACGCTGGGTTGGTTTAAACCCATCAACAACTGAAGGAATTGCTCTATTCTCAATAGTATGCATACCATAATCTGCATATTCATTATCTAGGTATTCTGAGATTGTTTTTTGTTGCATATATTAAAGTTTTAAAAGTCGTTCTTTTCTTAAATTCGCATCCCCGCCAAACCATGCCTGCAAACTTTCTTTAAATTGATGATCTTTTTTGATACATAACAGATTAGGTTCCTGTATAATAATTCTATACTCCTCATCCTCTAGTGCAGCCAGGCCTTTTTTGTATTCATGTTGCCAGCCCTTTAAATTTTTAGATTGCCATTCATTAAATTCATATTGTGTATAAAAACTTAATGTATCCTTTCCTTTTTTTGATACAACTATAGGAGTTAGAACTTGAAATATTCTCTCCTGTTCAAATAGCTCCGGCCAATATTTAGCAAAGAAGTTTATGACAAGTGATGTTATACAAAGTCCATCTTTATCGGCATCGGTATATATTAGTATTTTACCATATCGTATGTTTGATTTTAATATACGCTTTCTATGATATAAGTCTGATTTTTTAAATGATAGTCCTTCATTAATATGAGGTATTGTTTTTGCAATTTGCCATTTATTATTTATAAAAATTTCATCTTCATTATCTATAATGATATGTCCATCTTTTAATTTTAAATCAATATCTCGACCTTTATGATATTCAAAACAATCTTCTCCTAATTTTAAACCCAATGAACCCATTAAATTAACAACTTCTGTATTTTTTATAACTTCGGAATTTTTAAGTTCCGATACATTTAAAAATTTACCTCGTAATGGGAACATGCCTTGGAACTCAGGAACCCTGTAATTTTTAAAAGATGAACATGCACTATCACCCTCACTAATTCCTAATATACATTTATCTCGTTGGTCCCTTGATTTAGCATCAATAAGCTTAAGAATCTTTGTCGTTGATAAATTCTTGTTTAATTTTCTTAATTCTGCTTTTTCATCAGCTTGTTGTTTTTTGTCAATCCAATCTAATATTGAAGCAACTACTTCTGATTGAAATAATGCTTTAATAGTTTTTTCTGAAACTGTGTGAGATGTACCAAATTCTTTTGATATTGAGTTTAATTCTTCTTTAGTTTGTGATTTAAAGGAAGGGTTATATATAGTTGCATTAATAAAGACTGATAAATGATTTTTAATATCGGATGGCTTAATATCAACTTTATGTTTCTTTTTAATTAAACCTCTTAATTCCTGTATAACTTGACTTGTAATATAATCAACATGTGTACCACCGTCTTTTGTCTCAGTTGAATTAACAAACGAAACTTGTTGAAATCCACAAGATGATGATGCAAAGCCAATCTCCCAATGTTCTGATTTTTCCATCAATGCATCAGGAGTATAAAAATCAATATAATCTTTAAATGATTTAAACTTATATGTAACGCCATTAAATGATATTTTTATATTAGGGTTACATGCGGCTAAATCAATACATCTTTTTTCTAATAATTTTAAATGAATATCATCCAAACCACTTAGAGAAAATCTTGAAAAATCTGGTATAAATGAAATCTCCGTAAAGTTCTTTTTCGATGGGGTTATTAATGATTGTGTACGTCTTCTCATATTTTCAGAAAACATCTGATAAAATTGATTAGTACCATCTGATGTTGTTACTTTAAATTGTAATGAAAAAATATTTGTTAATGTACTACCAACTCCATGGGTTCCCGCCTTTTCACGCTGTTCTGAATCATCAAAATTTGATCCTGCTCTTAATGATGAAAAAATCATTTCAGGAATATACATTTTAGTCTGTTTATTTATTTCAACAGGTATACCGCCATTATCATATATAGTAATTTCACCGGTTAATTTATTAACAGTTACAACTATTGTATTAAGTGATTTATTAACTTTTGATTCATCAACTGAATTAGACACAATTTCATCAAATATTTTGATAAATGCAGGAACCGATGTCATCTCTTGCTTTTCAAATTTATCATCTACTAATATATACTGTTCTGAAACATTTTTTTTTGTTGATCCGACATACATACCTGGACGTAACAAAACATGTTCTATATCATCTAATAATTTGTATTTTTCGTCATTTGATTTTTTAGCCATATCAAGTATATAAGTGTTTTGTATTTATATGATAAATAAATAAGATAGTTTCAATATTTATGATATACTAAGATTTTTCGCATTATTAATACAAAAACTTATAAATGTTGCATGATTTTTTGCCATTTGTTTATTATGTTCTGATATTTTTGGAATACGTTCATCTATGAAATATGGAATTCTTGCAATTTTATAAGTGCTACCTAAAGCTGTACCAACAATATTCCATGCTGACTTAGATTCAGAATGAACAACTTTTGTTTTTAATCTACTTTCCAAATTAGAAACATGCTCTGATAATTCGTATATTTTATTTTTCATTGAATTTTATTTTTAATTTCTTTTATGTGTTTACAATCAGTATATCGCTTAAACGAGAATGCTGCGCAAGTACAAGACCATTGACCATTTAACAATCGGACTTCATATACTGCATTCTTACTACCATTTACACTATATACTTTATTTGGAATATTTGAAATAATTGGATCCTTTGGTGACCAGGTTTTCTTTTTCCAAATTACATCAAGTTCTTCTCTTGAATAAAATCTATCAGCATCTTGCCATTTGCCATCTACTATAAGATAATGTTTATCATCAATAGATGACTGAAAATGAATTGGTGGAAATAAAGATTCGATTATCATAGTAATTAAATTCTAGTTGAACAAATTGGTCCTAATCCTAATGCAATACTATTTGCATCTGTAAGTGTTTTACCGCAACATAAACAATTACCGGCATGCATTAATTCCATATTCTTATCAAGAAAATCAAATTCTTTATGCTCAACTTTATCTAATACAAATGCAATTGCTTTAGCTGAAGTAGATTCAACTATTGATTTCTTATTGAAAATCTTACCGTTGAAATAGGTTCCTAAACGTTTAAATTTAAGATATTCTTGTTCAACATAAATATGAGTATACCAATTATTATTGAACTTTGATCGTTTGATCTTATATGTAAAATCTTTACCTGTCGCAATTGACTTGATTATGAAAATTCCAGCACCTTTATTTTCAGATTCAGATGCCATTGTTGCTCCTAAAGAAATTGATGAAATTAAATGAGTGTTCATATTGGTTGTTTTTAAATGATATACAAATATAACTAAAAAATCCGAAGAATTACTATATTCTTCGGATTTTTATATATTTTTAACTATTCTAATTTATTTAATACTCTTAAGTTTATTTAAAACATTGGGTTGTATATCATTCATTGAATGAAAACTTTCATCATCTCCTAAGATTATTTTTGGTGATCTTTCGATATTTAAAATTGTTATAAAATCACCATCAAATGAAAATGATACCATATCAGATTCATATATATTTAGAGTCAATGCTGGTTTCTGAAATTTAATAATATTATACCCAATAAATGTACCATTTTCATCATCTTGTATGCCATCATCGGACGACTTATAAACTGGTCGCAATTTCATTTTTATTAATGATTCCATTTGAGATTGCTGTGCTTGTTCTTTTGATGATGTGTTAATGATAAATGGTATATTACTATCAAGACCTATCACGGAAGATTCATTTAAAAATTCTTCAAATGTTTGAAAATTTTTCATATTTTATTTTATTTTATTTTATTTTATTTTATTTTGTTCTGTTCTTTTTTTAAGTCAATCATCATTTGAGATCGCCATGCAAATGATACAGGATGTGGATAATTTGCAAATGTATTTATATTAAGTTCATTTAAACATTTTGTAGCAATAACAGAACATGTTATGATTATATCCCAATTGTCGGATTTCACTGCTCTTTTAATCCAGACCATATCAGGCTTGAACTTTTATTTTCTATTATCTGAAATTTTATTTGTACACTCTGCAAAAAATAATTCATTGTCATCTTCAATATATTTTATAATTCTAGCATATGTTGCATTACTACGATTAATCCAAGGATCTTTTGATGACATTGTGTAATTTGTTAATTTACCAGCTTTATCAGCATATGCATTTTCAAAAAAAAATTAAAATTTTCATAATATTATGTTTTTAAATGATATACAAATATAACTATAAAAATCTGAAGAATTACTATATTTCTCAACATTTTTAACTTATTATTACTAAACAATAGTTTCTTTAAACCAATCTGATTTCCATGTAGCTTGCATTGTCCATACTTCTGAACCACTATAATCATTTGTAAATTCTGGAAGATCTCCTGTTGGAATACAAGCTTCGAATGTACGTTGCCAAAAGATTTCTCCTTTACGATTATAATTAACTATAGTGATTGATCCCTGATAATCTTTTTTAAGACCTTGTTCCCCTGTTAGTGGGTTATATCCAAGTCTCCACCAATCTCTAAGAGTTTTATAAACATATAATTCATTTGCATCATTTAAGTTTAATGAAAATTCAATTTTAGGTTCGGTAGTAGTGTCTTCAGGTTTTGCAGCAAGATATGTTCTTTTTGCATGTTTGTATAATTGCTCAACGGTCGCTTCCCCTTTATCAGAGGTCAGACCTTCAATTTTATTAACATGTTCAATTAATAAGGGTGCACTTCCTAATGAAGGTGGCAGTGTAATTGTAACTTCAAAAAGATTTGAATAAATAGGTTCAAATGCACGGGATGAAGCTTTTGCATTTTGGTAATGTGGTAGTGATGGCATAATATATTTATTTTGTTTTTTTTTACTTAAATTTTCTTTAACATTACTAAATTCTAATATGTTTATTACTACATATATAATTTGTAAAGACTAATTAAACATTGCACGCATTGATGTATCTTCACTAAATGAAGAATTTATTTCTACAATATTAAGACCTTTCTTATAAGTACTATTCCAATGAAGTGCTATACGATCATAATCTTCTCCTCTAATATCGTCCCAATTTTTTCTTGTATCTGCATCCATTTTATTCATTAATGAAATTGCTGTTGGATTTGGTTTACCTGTTATATTAGTAACATATTTTTTAATTTTATCACCACTTGAAAAATGTTCAATCATAAAAGAAAGTGTCTCATATGATTTAAGATTTTTAATATTTTTATTAACATAAATCCAATAATTAAAATAAAAGAACGAGTTCTTAACTGTTATATTTGCAATATTTGATACATCATCATACTTTATTGATAAATTATGCAATGTTTTTAAAAATGTTGGTTTAAATATTTTTGTAATTTTTTCTATTTGTCTTTCTTTTTCAAAATTGGCATTATCAATAAATGAAATTTTATTAGCATCTAAATTTATTTTTTTCTGACATATATATAATGCATCAGTTACATTAGTTAAATCATTTAAAAAATCTGAGAGTGATAAATTATTATTAACTGATTCATTTAAGAATTCTTCAAATGTTTGTAAATTTTTCATATTGGTAATTTATGCTGGAATTGCTATATATATGATACTTGGTTCTTCTTTCAATGTAAAGAATATTGCATAAGTTGAATATGGTTTTGGTTGATCTTCAGGTTTAATTGTGATTTGTTTTGCATCTATAACAGTTGCATTATAACCTGACGCAGATTTATATTTTACATTATTAAAGTTATTCTTAGCAAAGTCATTACTTGAAATATATAAAAATTCTGTATCATCATCGCCATCTACTGCAAATGTATCACCCGTCTTTGCTTTTTTAAGAAATTTATCATAGTCCGATGATTCATCTGCACCTTCCATATTAATATCAGATCCTTTAAACCAGGTTTTGCCTTCATTAAGTTTTGATTCATTTAAGAATTCTTCGAATGTTTGTAGTTTCATGTTTGTTTTTAGTTTTGTTTTTTTATATATCTCCAATGAATTATTAATTCATTGGAGATTTTTTATTTTTAGATGAAGTTTCCTATTGATATTGCACCAGTTTTAAGAATTGTTGTTCTATGAACCAAAATACCATTACCTCTAACAGGCTCAATGTATGTATCAAGAATTCCCATGTTATTATCAATAATTTCTGATGTATTATTAGAAGTATCCATGATATTAGAGAAATCATAAACACCACCATCTGAAAGAACTTGACCCATAAAATTATCGGCAAGAATCTTTATTTCCAAACGATTTTGAGCAGTATTTAATTCCCAACGATATTTTTTAAGAATTGCTTCAATGTTATCTTGAATATAAATTAACAACTCTCTAACATGAACTTGTGATAGTGCTGATTTAATATTTTGTTGTGCAGTTTGATTTGCATTAATAGTCAAACCAAATCCCTTTTTATTAACAACCGCATTATAACCAACTGGCTCAATCCAATCTAATTCCGAACGGTCAAACGAGTATTCAACACCAACAACACCTGAACCTGAAACGATACCTCTTCTAGGACCTGCGATAATATCAAAAGGTCTTCCTTGTAAATGTTTAACTACATAATTATTTGAAATATATGCGGCCTGAGGAACAGATATATTAGCACCATTTTCTCTAACTATTAAGTTAGGACCATAAAATGCTGAATAATTAGAACCATCGTCAATACTAGGATATGAAAATATATTAGTAGGATTCAAATCTAAATTACCACCAGTTGCAATATATTGAGCTTCTAACTGAGAACTTGAATTAAATTTAAACAGCGGGTTAACAGAATTTTTAAATTGTTTAATTGATGGCTCATTACATATTGCTAAAGCTGATTGATATTTCTTAGCAATTTTAGTTAAACGAGCTTTAGAACTACCTTCTATTGTACCTTCAAATGAATCTACAATATAACGATAAGATATAACTTCACGATCTGCTAACGCATTACCAATATTGGTGTTTGATAATACATCTAAAATTGCATTTTGTTTACCAACAGTACCATCAGGTAAATGTGCTGGTCTTAGAGAATATCCTGTTAATGTTGTGAATTTATATTTAGTTGAAAAATCTCCAATAGTTTTATAACGTTCAACTGAAGCATTCTTAATATAAATAGGCTCGTTAGTTGTAACAACTAATGTTTGATAATCAGATAAAGTAGGATCAGTATTTTCTTTAACAGAAATGATTTTAGTTAAACGAGTTTTTCCTGTTAGTGGATCTAAATTTGTTTCTCCAACTGTTTCGCCAAATCCCATTACTAAATATTGGCCTTTAACAATTTTGCCAGAAAACCCACCTAAACCTAAAGGACCATTAATAGAATTATCAAGTTTAATAACATTAGTTGGTGTTGAATAAGTACCTGTTATTCCTAATGTTTCATTAAGGTTTCCTGTATAAGTTTTAATGGTAGACCCAGCAGGACCAATTGAAACAGGAAGTCCTAAAAAGTCAGCATTATCATAACCTGCAGCAGTTATAACAGATGCAAAATTTGATAATGTAGGATTTATTCCACCAAATGTACCTAGTATATTAGTTGAACCAGTTGTTAATTTAAGGTAATCATTAATTGGTAATGCACCAGATACTCCGATAGCATCGCCATTTGTAATATATCCTGATAAAAAATCAGTATTTAATGAAGAACTTTGACCACCAATTATGCCAGTAGAACCTATATAGTATTGATAAGAAAGATTATTTAAAATTTTAATAGAAGCAGTTCCACCACCTGATGTAACACCCGCTGCATTGATACTGAAAAACCCATCAGTTACTGTAGATTTAGGACCAGTTATACCAACAGCTGCAGTAAGACCAATCATAAATGTAAATGTATTAGCAGACGTATTAGTAGAAGTAGAAATTACTTTTGCATAAGTTACAGATGATGCAGAAGGTCCATGAACGAGTACTGGGACATATGTTTCATTAGTAACAATTTTAGCAATTGCTTCATTATATTCGGCTAAAGTTGGAAATGCTGAAGTATTGACTGATGTTGAACCAATAACAGCAGATGGTCCTAAGATTGTAATAGTATCAAAGTAACCGAAAGTTGTACCATAAGTAGTTGCGCCGGTTAAAGCAGTTGATGCAGTTAATAGAACACCAGTAACAACACTTGAAGTTGCGCCAACAGTAAATGTTGATATATCTGCGGATATATCATAATTTTTATTTTCTGAAATAGAACCATAATAACTTAAGAAGTTTAATTCATTTGGTTGTTCTGATTCAATACTATGTCCAACTAAATCAATAATATCTCCTGATGCAGATTCTAATGAATCTAATAAAGTTTGATCTACTGAAAGCAATGCACCTGTTTTAGAAGTTTCAGCATTAACCAAATCTTCAATGAACAAAGGATTTCCATTTTTATCAACAAATCCTGGCAACAATGAACCTGAATAAACACCAAGTACATTTACTTGTCCTAAACTTAAAAATGCAGTTAAGCCATCTTTTTCAGATCCATAAGAATCTATATATAATTTTTTAAGGCCAGTTGTATCAAAATAAGAACCAAAAATAGGATCCAGTGATAAACGTTGGTAATTAGAAAAATCTCCGCCAACTATAATTGCATCAACCATAAAATCTGACATATAGTCATTTTCGTTTATATATGAAGGAATTTTTACAACACCATACCATTCTTTTGCCAAAACATCAAACCCAATAGCATCAGATTTTTTGAAAATTACAGAGATCGGCGTACGACCAACATTAGCAACATTCAATAGACGTTGTGAACTTACAGACTGATATGCTGAATTATTAGCAGTATCTGTTAAAGCTTCTCCTGAAGTATACCAGAATTTTGCTTTGTTAAAGAATGAAGAAACTGGTGCAAATGTTGCGCCTGGGTTAGTCATTGTTGTTGATGTAGAGATTGAGCGGAATTGTGATTTGTCAATATTATCATCTAAATCTAAAAGATTTAAAGCAATAACAGGTCCTCTATCAAGACAAGTCAATACTGTACGATGAAAGAATGAACCTTTACGTTCAAGTGCAGTGTCAATTTCCCCAAAAACTGTGGTAAAGAAGGTGGAATCTTGTATAAGAACTGGAGTATTAAATATCCCTTTTTTGGAAAAACCAATAACCAATCTAAGTATATTACTTGGAATGGAAATAGTCTGACTCTTGTCATATTCTAAACGGTACACGCCGCTAGATTTAAACTGAAGTAAATTTGGTGAAATAGCCATAATTATTTATAGTTTTATTTTATATATCAATGTGTTTTTTGAAGATTAGAACATATCATAGAAATTGCCATCGTCCATATCAGATGCATCTAATAAACCATCAATTGCATTTTGTTTTGATTGATCTATGAAATCAAAATACTCTTCAACAATTTCCATGAAGTCAACAGTATCAAAGAAAGATGATGCATTAACAACGGTCATAAATGCATCATCATGTCCGCTTTGAGCAGAGAATGTTCCATTTTCATTACGAGAAAACATTTTTGCTTCACCTACAGTTTCTTTTTCTTTTATGATTAGTTTACCATCGGAAATGGCTCTTTTAACTTTTTCACAAAGAAGTAATTTTGAATTCTTTTGTAATTTTAAACCTGGTTTTGTTATGTCTGACCCAACTCTATGTTTATATCTAACTAAAATTTCTTCATCAAAATCATTTGAACTTGGATATAAGGTAATCATATTTTTTATGACCTCTGAACCGTATGTATTATACTCAACAATTACCCGAAGATTTTCTTGGTCAAAAACTTTAACACAAAGCGTATATAGGATCTTTGAAAAGTTTTCAATACTATGTAAATTGCATCTAAATATTCCTACTTGTGCTAAAGAGAAAAAATCAGCAATTGATGATGGTGATAACATTTCATTCATATCAGCATCAGAAATAGGAATAATTTTAAAGATGTTTATAATTGAATAATCTTTTCCCATTCCCTCGGCAATATCAACAGAGAATAAGAAAAAGTTATGAGCATTTTCTATTTCCGTTAAATCAAAAGTTGGTGACCACTTTAAGAATGAATAATCTAAACATAAATCATCTAATGGATCAATATCTCTAAATTCAAATGATTCAGTGTTTCTATCAAGCTTTAAAATTTCTTTTGAACTTAATAATAATGAAGATGCACTTAAAAACTGACATGCATACTGTTTATTAAATTCTTCCTCTGAACCTAAATTTGCAATTTCCTTAGCTTTCCATGCTTCATCTCTACCTGGTATATCCCACCAATCAACTCTAATTGATTTATATTCATTTAACCCATCAACGGATGCCTGGAATAATTCTTGGAATAATTCATATCCATTTGGGGTGGACGTTATAATAATTCTTGAAATTTTAGAAGATGATAAAGTAGGATAAACGTTACCATAAAATTGTCTTTTAATATTTTCTTGAATATGGGCAAACTCATCCAAATACAATAAATGTATAGTAAAACCAATACCACCGGTTTTTGTTGTATTCTGTCCAATGATTCTACATCTATTATCAAATGACATTGACATTATATCTTTCTTAACAATACCTGGTTTTAGAAAAAAAGGAAGTCCTTCAAAAATCATTTTAATTTTATCAAGAATTTCTTTTGTGGTTGCCCCTTTATTTGACATTAAAAGAACATTCTTATCATAATGAAATACCAAAAACCAACATAAAAATAGGGAAGAAGAAATCGTATTATGTGAAAGTATACCATTGGTCCATAGACGGTGATTTTCATCATCTACAGTTACATCATACATTCCTAAATTATAGGGTCTTTTGATAATTGATACAACTTCTTCTAGACCATTATCTGTCATAATATATTGACCAACCCAAAGATCTTTAACAAAAATTTCATTCATTTGACTATCAAAAACTATATGATTATCAGCACAAGAAATATGTTTAGTTAAAGTAACAATGTCATATACTTTATAAGGTTGTGTTGAATGTATATTGGATAGCGGTTTAAACCCAGTGTCAGTGGAAACTTCATAATTAGTTAAATCAATTGTATTAATAATTTTTTTATCTATATCATCTTGATCTAATTGAATATTTCTATATTCATATTTTTCAACTAAATTAATTATAAAGTAAATGGATGTAGTTAAGATTGTCTTAAAAATTGTAAGCATTTTTGTATTTGTTTTTCTTCATCATCATTAAAATCTTTTTCCCATATAATAAGAACGTCATATCCTTTTTCTTTTGCTAAATTGATTTTATATTCAAAGAAAAAGCGACTTAAAGTTATTCTATCTTGCTGACAAGCTTATATAAATAAGACTTAAATTTTTGTATAAAGGTCTTGTTAGGGTTAACCAAATCATATAATTTACCAACAGTAATATCAAAAGTATGACCTGTTACTTTATTTCGTACAGTTATACCTGTATCATAAAATGAACATTTTCCGCTCTGTCTACTACTCATACAAATTACCTGTCTGTTATCTCTATAAGTTTCTAACATTTTTTCTTGATAAGGTCTACATTTAATTTTCATGTAGCCTTCATCGGTCATAACTTGACAATATGTATTAGCAAAGTAAACAATATCTCTTGCACATCTTTTTACTTCCGACATTTCAAATTCTGTATATTCAAATACAATATTTGATTTTTTAAAGTTTTGGTCCCCGTCATAAAATGGATGATCGGTTACATTATAACCATTTTCCATTGATTCAATCGTTTGATTAACCTTTTCCGTTGACCAAACTATTCTAATATCTTCCTGTTCATTTTTGCTCATTTTGGATCGTAATTAAAATTAACTTTTAAAAATTCCTTAATTAGTTCCAATTCAAATCCAAGATGTTCTTCTCCTATATTATATTTTAAAATGTCATCTCTTTCTTTGGCATTCATTTTAGAAACGGTTAGATATCCTTTTAAGTAGTCAGCTTCTTGCATATTACCTATTAAGATAGATGAATCATGACATAAACTTTTTATTCTACAGAGTTTACCAAATAGTGCACTTTCATCGGACATAAATTGTTTGCCATAATGAAATAAATCCCAAAAATCATATTCTAATGATTTATCTAATAATACAACAAATATAGAAATATTAAATAATATATTTGGTTTTGGTTCTTTTACATCTAAAGAATTGCATATTGCTAATCCTTCATCCATTGCATTTTTACCAGAAAGTCCGATTAAAAATAAAGAAAGACCAGTTTTATCCCCATAATATCGTCTTCCAACATGTCCTTTAATTTCATGTTCTATTAGTCCAATAACATCGGTTTTTGTGAAACTCGCAGTTTTATTAATATCAACCACATATTTATTTTCAATACACATTCTAGGCTGTATATTTTCTTTGAAATCTATTTTCCATTTATTATAGCCTAAATCATCTATGGCTTTTTGTATTTTTGGAGCAAGCTCTATTGCTGAAATAATTCGTTTAGACTTATCAACATGTTGATGTGGATTTTTTCTAATAAGATCTTTTGCAGTTGCAACTAATTCTGGAGCAGGAAGACCTCCATGATAATTAAATAATTTTATTTTAGCATCTATAAATTCTTGTGAGTCCGGATTAATTAATTTACTATCTATATACTCAGAAAAATTTTCCAAAATTTCAATATAATATTTTGATAAATAACAATCAAATTTTCTAAATTTTGTTAATAATAATTCTACCTTTACCTTGGTATTATCTTTAGTATATGGTTCCTCGTTATGTTTAAATATTGGATTATATCTTTTATTCTCTTTAACTGCATTTAAAAATTTAATCTTTTCCTCGTCTTTATTGAGTAATTCTTTTACTAACATTGCTTTTCGTAAATCATTAACTTCATCAAATTCTTTATCCAATTGAATTAATTCCGATAACACTTCGTCTGATAATTTTTTTGAAATATTTAGTTTTTTAACGAATTCAGTAAATTTTAGCATTTTTTATTTTTTTTTTTTTTTTTCATTCAATAAAAGTATTGCGATAATATTTGTATGTTCCGATAAAATTAGCTTTTGTGCCAGTGTATCAGAATTATTAGTATAAGGAGATTGTATAAAATTATTTTTAATTTTTGAAATTACATAATTCTTATAATTTCTATAATTATTTTTATTTTTACACAAAAGATGTATAAGACCTATTTCTATAACTTGATCATATTTACAGGTTTTTATTATAGTTTCATAATTCAGATCTATAAATTCAAATATCCAATTATATTTTAATGAATTAACAGAAGTTTCATAGAAATGAGATTTTCCTATAATTATATGGGTTAATATATATATTTTTGTATCAAGATTAAATGTATCATTATAAATACGAGGCTTAATGTATGATAAAAATTTATTTTCATCTAAATCTATTAAATTCAATGTAAATGTATAATAAAACATATTTACACACATTACAGGGAAAGATGAAAATAATATTGGATTTTCATATATTTGATTTATATGATTAATTGAGTCTAATTTTATGACATTCTCTATATTATATAAAAAATCATTATTTATAAACGCAGACATATTTAATCTACTAATAATATTAAATAATTCAACAAGCATTGAATAACCTATAAATCCAGCAATTTTATCTATTTCTTTTAACCAAGGGTCATTTGGAATTTCATTATAAGAATTAATGCTTTTACGTTTTTCTAAAAATATATTGGTAATTTCTGAAATATCATTATTAATATAATTTGTATAAAATTTTTCTAGCAATATAATCTGGTTATCTATAGATTTTTTTAATATATCAAATGATGTATCTTCATAACATAAATTTAATCTTGATAAAAAATGTTGTGTCTTGTCATCATCAAGACACTTAATATTTTGAAGATATAGATTTTTAATTTTATCGGCATTGATTCTATACTTAGTATTTTCTAAAAAATTGTCATAAGATAAAAATGTATTCATAGTTAATTAATATTTTGTTCAAACTCTTCGTCTATTGTTATATCCTCATTTTCACCATTTAATTCTGCTTGAATTTCCATCATTAAATTACGAGTACCTCTTGTTACATTACCATCTTGCTTTTTTGAAGTAGATTTTGTACTATCTTGATCTTGATATATATCCACATCTCGTTTTAATTTTTTCATAGATTCTTCGGTTGACATCATATGAAGAGTTTGATGTTTCATAATATCTAACATTGTCTTTTGCATCCCTCCTAAAACCTCAAACATACGAGGACCTACTTCACCTTCATCTATTGCTCTCATTAAGGTATCAATGGCTCTTTCTGAGATTTGCAATTGCTTATTAAGATTAGCATGAGTCATCATGTCTATATTAGCTTTTAACTTAATATATTCATTGTTCTCAATTAAATCATTAGATAGATAAAACTTTAAAAGGGAGTTCATCAGTCGTTTTGAGACATCAGAAGCTTTATCTTTTATTTCCGTATAAGATACGACTGAATTCGTCTTTGATGAAAATGTGGGAAGTAATGATGAATTCATTTCAAGTGACGAAGTTGCTTCTAAAAGTTCATCTATTGATTGTTGTACAAGGGGTTTTCCTTTTGACATAAAAAAGCTTGTTTAAGTAAGTGGTTTAATGTTCTTTTTGTCTAATATATATCAACTTTCTCCCAAAATCAAAACATATTTTTTATATGCTAGTTTTGGCTAAATAG